ACTTTCACACCAGCCAACGCAACAACTAATTTGTTGACGATTGGTGGACAGATTGCTTTCATTTGTTATGAAGATGGTACATGGCATATCGCATCATCATTAGCTAGAGAAACAACTCAAGTTAAAGGTGCATTCGTATTTGCAGCATAATTAATAATTAGTGTGGGGCTTCGGCCCCACATTTTAATTTAAGGAGAAAAATATGGATTCAGATCAAAAAACTGTAAATAAAACTACTGGAGCTGCTTCTGTTTTACACGGAGCTAGAGCAAGAGTTACTTCTATTCAAGGAAGAGGAGAAGCAGGATCAGTCTTATCTTTACATGATGTATCTAGCGCAAGTGATGCAGCTAGTGGTAACTTAAAAGCTATTTACAGATATGAAACAGAAGGATTAGAGGTTTACGTACCTGGTTCTGGTATTTTGTTTGAAAACGGACTTTGTGCAACTTTAACACAAACATCTGGCACAGACGGAAGTGTTACCATGACAATTACAGGAGCATAGTAAATGGCTAATACGACTTCGGGAACAGCAACGTTCGATAAAACTTTTGCTATTGATGAAATAGTTGAAGAGGCTTTTGAACGAATTGGTCAACAAAACGTTGCAGGTTATCAACTAAAAAACGCTAGAAGAACATTAAATATATTATTTCAAGAATGGGGTAATAGAGGTATTCACTATTGGGAAGTAGATGAAACTAATATTGATTTAATTGAAGGTCAATCAGACTATGATTTTTTTAGAGCTAGTTCTGATGGAACTTCTGCAACGACAACTCCAACAAATGGTATTTATGGAATGTCCGATGTCCTTGAGGCACAGTTAAGGTCAAATAGAACTCAAACAACACAATCAGATTCACCAATGACTAAAGTAGATAGATCTACTTATGCGGGTTTTTCTAATAAATTATCCAAAGGCACACCTAATCAATATTGGGTAGAGAGATTTATAGATAAAGTTAGAATACATATTTATCCAACACCAGATTCTACGAATGCATCTAAAGATATGCATTTTTATTTTATTAAAAGAATTCAAGATGCAGGAGATTATACAAACGCAACAGACGTTCCATTTAGATTTGTGCCTTGTATGGTTTCTGGTTTAGCATATTATTTAGCAATGAAATATCAACCACAATTAATTCAACCTATGAAATTAGTTTACGAGGATGAGTTTGCAAGAGCATTGGCAGAAGACGGATCAGCTTCTAGCACTTATATTACACCTAAAGCTTATTACCCAGGAACATAATGGCAAAAGTAAAAATTATTAAAAGCATACGTAAAAAACTATTCCCTTTAGAAACTAAAAAAGGACCTGGTGCAAAAGATAAATTTAAAAAACTTGATCCAAAATCTCCTTATTATAACGTTGATGAATTAGGTTCTCCTCCACTTCATAGAGGTAGTGGAGCTTCTGGGACACAAAAGAAAAAACAAAAAGAAATTGGTAAAAAAATTGAAAAAGAATTTAAAAAAAAAGACAAAGAAAAAAGAAACAGAGACTTACAAATGGGTGGATCAAAATATGGTTATCGAGGTGGTGGAGTTGCACAACGTGGATTAGGTAGAGCATTTATGAAAGGTGGAAAAGTTAGATAATGGCAAAGTACGCAACAGGTAAACATGCAAAGGCAATATCAGATAGATCTGGTGTGGAGTTTCCATACAGAGAAATGGTTAGAGAATGGAACGGAGCATTTGTACATGTATCTGAGTTTGAACCAAAGCAACCACAATTAGAACCAAAACCAATTTCTGCAGATGGTATTGCATTACGAAATGTTAGAAGTGATAGAACAGAAAATGCTGTTCCATATGCTTTACCCGATAATCCTTTTGAAACTCTTTCATCAGGTTCAGGAATTATAAACGTAACAGCACCTGGTCATGGTTTAACAAATAGCACAACATATAGATTTAGAGGTCCATCAGCTTTAGTTACTAGTGGTGGAGGAACATTTCAATATAATGATCCAGGTAGTTTTGATGGTATTTTAGGTTCTAATATTGCTAAAGCAGCTGGATATGCAATAACAACAGGTATATACAAAGATGGTGCAAGAGTTAGCACAGATTATGCTGTTGCTAATTTTTTCTTTTTTACAGTTGACACAAATACTGCTACAATTGGTGGAGTAAAAGGAGGAGGAATTGGTTGTTCAGTAGGACCAGTTACACTAAGCGCATGATTAAAAAAATTAAAAATTTTCTTTGTAAATTATTAGGCATTAAACAATGTGCATGTCCAGAGGATATGGATCCGCATGAAGAATTAATGTTACATGTACCAGAACCAGAAATTCCATTATATACGGACACAGATGGTAACTCAATAAAATGTGGTACACATAATAGATACAAAAAAAGTTGTCCAATTTGTAGAGACATAGCGAGGGCTATATAATGGCTGGATTAAGTGCATCAGGATTAAAAACACAAATTAGAAGTTATACGGAAACAGATTCAAATGTTTTATCAGATTCTGTTTTAGAAAACATAATTTTAAATGCACAATATAGAATATTTAGAGATGTGCCTGTTGATGCAGATAGAAAACAGCAAGATGGTAATTTAGTAACTGGTCAATCAACTATCAATGCACCTGCAGGTGCAGTGTTCATAAGAGCTATACAAGTTTATGATTCAACATCAGCAACAACTGGTGCAAATGTTTGGTTAGAAAAAAAAGATGTAACATATTTACAAGAATACATTTCATCGACAGAATCCGCTAAAAGAGGTCAACCTAAGTATTATGCTATGTTTGGTGGAGCTACAGGCGAGTCAGATACTACATCCGGTAGAATGATATTTGCTCCTGTTCCTGATACAACATACAAATTCAGGGTTCATTTTAATGCTGCTCCTGCATTATTAGAGAATAATGATACAAATTATATTAGTCTTAACTTTCCAAATGGTCTATTATATTGTTGTTTGGCAGAAGCATACGGGTTTTTAAAAGGCCCAATTGATATGTTGACATTATATGAAAATAAATATAAACAAGAGGTACAAAAGTTTGCTAATGAGCAAGTTGGTAGAAGACGAAGAGATGACTACACAGATGGCACTGTTCGTATACCAGTAAACTCAGTAAACCCGTAGGAGATAAATTATGGCAATAACATCGGCAGTTTGCACAAGTTTTAAAGTAGAACTTTTAAAAGGAGTTCACAATTTTACAGCTACAACTGGTAATACTTTCAAGATAGCTTTATATACAAGTTCAGCAACTTTAGGAGCTTCAACAACAGCATTTTCAAGTTCAAATGAAATTACAAATTCATCTGGAACTGCTTACACGTCAGGTGGAGCAACACTTACAAGTGTAACTCCTGCTGCATCAAGCACGACAGCAGTTTGTGATTTTTCTGACGTAAGTTACACAGATGCATCTTTTACAGCAAATGGTGCATTAATATACAACGACTCTGCATCAGGTGATCCTGCATGTGTTGTCGTTGCTTTTGGCTCAGATAAAACTGTGTCTAGTGGAACTTTCACAATTCAATTCCCAACAGCGGACGCAACGAACGCAATCATACGATTAGCATAAGGAGGAAGTCCTTATGGCCAATACTTGGAACCAATCAGGCACAACCTGGGACACTGGCCGTTGGGGTACAACTGATGCTATAACAAGTGGTTGGGGTGCAGACTCTTGGAACACTGGCGGTTCTTGGGGACAAGCTAATGACGAAATAGTTTTTTTAACAGGACTATCAGCAACTTTTTCTGTTGGTGAGTTAAGTGCTTTTGCTCAACAAGGTTGGGGTAGAGATTTATGGGGTGAAGAACCTTGGGGTGAAAGTTTTGATCCTGTTGTAAAACCATCTGGAGTTTCAGCTACTTTTTCTGTTGGAACAGTTACAGTTTCAGCACAAATAGCCGTTGGTTGGGGACAAGATGGATGGGGAGTTGAAAATTATGGTGAATCTGGATTAGTTGTAGAAGTAACTGGTCCTGATGCAATTCAATCTAATGTAGGTGCATCAGGTTGGAACGGCGCAACGTGGGGCCAAGGACAAGGCTGGGGCATGTTTACTTTAAATCCTGCAGATGTAATGGGGTTAACAGGTGTTTCATCTACAGCAAATGTTGGATCTATTACACCAATAATAGATTTTACTGGAACACTAACAGGTGTTTCTGCAACTTCAAATGTTGGATCTTTAACAGTTGCTGATATGGCAGTTGGTTTATCAGGTCAAGCAGCAACACCAGCTGTTGGTGCTTTATCACCTGCAGACGTAATGGGACTTACAGGCGTTTCTGCAACAGGTAGTGTTGGTTCTCTTCTAATAGAACCAATAGAACTTATTAATGTAACTGGAGTATCTTCAACTTCTTCAGTTGGATCTTTAACAGTAGCTGATATGGCTATTGGATTAACCGGTGTATCTGCAACATTTAATGTAGGAACATTATCACCTGCTGATGTAATGGGATTAACAGGTGTTTCTACAACTGCTTCTGTAGCAGCATTTGGTACTGCTTCAGGGTTCGGAATTCAAGCATATCAAGATGTTGACACAGGTTCAAATACAACATATACTGACGCTGCATAGGAGATAAAAAATGGCATCAACATATACGGGACTAGGGGTCGAACTTCAAGCAACTGGTGAAAACGCCGGAACATGGGGGACGAAAACTAATACAAACTTACAAATTTTAGAACAAATAGCAGGTGGATTTACACAACAAGCAGTATCTGATTCTGGAGATACAACTCTTTCAGTAACAGATGGTGGAACTGGTGCAACTCTTGCACACAGAATGATTGAATTTACTGGTTCACTTACATCAGGCAGAAACGTAACTATACCTATCGATGTTCAAACTTTTTATTTTATAAAAAATTCAACAAGTGGTTCACAAAACGTAACATTTAAATATGTTTCAGGATCTGGTGACACTGTAGCTGTTGCGCCTTCATCAACTAAAATAGTATTTGCATCAGCTAATGATGGAACAAATCCAGATATTATTGACATTGGAATGGGTGATGTAACACTTACTGGAACACAAACTTTAACAAACAAAACTTTAACTTCACCTAAAATAGGAACATCTATTTTAGATACTAATGGTGCTGAATTATTTCAATTAACAGCTAC